GTGTAATCCTTTGTCTCAATAATCAGCAAGTGGCATCACGATAATCGGAGTTTGCTCGCCAACCCAAGCGCCGACAATGTTGTAGTCCACATACTCAACGGCTTCTTCCCATTCCATACCGTCTCGTTCCATACAAACTTTCACAAGTCCATCATATGAGTAGACAGCAAGTGTCGGTTCGTTTATGCGCTGTGAGAAACCGAGAAACGCCTCATCAAACCCGTCAATGAGAAGCGTGTTCTCTTCCATTTCTTTGAGAGCATCATCTATGCGAGAGCGTGTAAGAGTTGCTGTTTGAGAAACCCAGCCTCGTTCTTCTCCGATTTGTTTCCAGTCATTCAGAGATTTTCCAACGAATATGTCTTCAGGTCTTATCTGTTCGCTCATTTTTGCTCCAATGCCGTGTGGACTAGATAATCTATCCAGCCTTCTATCTCTCCACACTCTGAACATATTTCGGTTTTGTTGTCTCGCCGTGAGATAGCACCTGGGTAAGCCCCGGGTGTGTCGTTGTTCGGAATGAACCCATCACAACTTGGGCAGATGATGTTCTTGTCGGTCATACTTTCTCCAAGTAGTAGAAACGAATGTCTTTGTAGAACTCTCTCGGCTTGTCGGTGATGTCGTACACGGCGTCGCATTGGGCGCAGAAGTAATTCTCCCTTACCCATACATCCGATGTCGGCTCGCACTCAACCCACTCACCGTTGATGTTGCTACACGGATAGAAACCTGAAGTGTGTGGTCTGTTCCCACACGAACACTCCAACCAGTCTTCGCTTGCGAGTATCGCTGTGCTTATTTCCATATCTACGACATTACATAGACGCTGTATCAAAAACCAACACGCACACGCCGGGGCTCAGCTGTCGATTTAGTTTCTGACATTGCCTATCTGTATCGTTATTGGTGTGACAGGGAAACTTGTCGCCTCGGCTCTCAGACAGTTGGAGAAACGAGACTTACCCAGCAAGCCTCTCCAGAGATAAGGCTCTGTCGGGCGAGTGTCCTAGGCACTCAGCCCTTCATCCGTCCTCTTCTTGCGAAGCAGCCGCCACGGGTCGTCTCGCCAGCGGGCAGGTACCGCCCAGTCTGGGAGTTGGGGCGAGAGGTTTCCCTTTCTTACTGCCTGAGCCCCGCGTTGAACTCTCGGATTATTTGTTTGGGTCGCACTTCGTCATTGACGGTGAATACCCAGTTCGGATTGTCAAGCAAGTCTTTGACTGTTTCTGCCTCAGGGCTGGAGATGAACATCTTTGCCGTTTCGGGTCGTGGTATTTGTTCGTCATAGATTGTCCAGCCACGAATACCCATTTCCGTAAGTTTCAGCCGATACTTGTAAGCAGTCCGATACAGCATTGTGTCTGTTTCTTGCGTGGAAAATCCATTGGCATCTACGTAGATACCACGATAACCATTGCGCCCAAACTGTTCAGCAATCGCTAATGCGTTGCCTTCACCTGAGACAACACAGAATACGACTTGGCACATCTCGGCAAGTTTGTCGTGCGTTACAACATCAGTAAAGCCGAGTTTTTCTGCGTTATTGCGACTTCTTTTCGACCTTCCATCAGAAGCCCAATAGATTTCGTGTCCGTTATCTTGGCAGAGTTTCCCTAGCGTTGAGCCCATAGAGCCCGTAGAGATAATCCCAACCTTCATTATCCGAGGCGCATTGCTCCAAGAGACTGGCTGGTTGCTCCGAGTGACTTCTCGGTTGGCGTAGAAACATCAAGAGAGATGCGTTGGAGTATTACTTCCAGTTCGTCAAGTTTCTTGTTCATCTCGGTTACTTTGTTCAGAATATCTACTATGTGTTGTTCCATACCCTTGACGATAGCAGTATTATCTACCCGTGCGCCTATTTCTTGACCACGACCTACTGGCATTGGACTTCCCATATGACCAAGACCAAGTTGCTGAAATCAAGCAGATATCCGGGGCTAAGTGGGACAAAGTATCGAAGCTGTGGAAAGTACCACTCGGCTCAATAGGTGAAGTCAGAGAGTTTGCCCTAAAGCACGAGTTTGAGGTATCTGAGGAAGTATTGCTGTTCACGCCCCCTAAGAGGCAGACAAAGCGAGGTGCTTATCTCAAAGGCGACTGGATATTCATACAAATCCCTTACGACAAAGTGATAATCAACGGCGTCAAAAAGATACCCGGTATCACTTGGGATAAAGGCGAAGTCGCTTGGAGAGCACCCGTAACCTCGGCTGAGGACACTATCTATTGGGCTGAGTCGTTCTCAGTATCCGTAGACGCAACGGTATTCCAAGTTGCTGATGAGATGAAGTCTAAGTTAGAGGAACTACAACAAGCCTCACGCTCGGTAGACGCTGAAATAGAAGTTCCACTATTACAAGGAAGTTTGTTGCCGTATCAGAAAGCCGGCGTTGCTTATGCCACCCGTGCGAAGCGAAGTTTCATTGCTGATGAGATGGGGCTTGGCAAGACGATACAGGCAATAGCGACATTGGAGTATTCGTCAGAGAAAGATGATGTTTATCCAGCAGTCATTGTTTGTCCACCAACACTTGCGCTGAACTGGAAAGCAGAGTGGAACAGGTGGTTGCCCCACAGACGGGTATCCGTGGTAAGTAACCGTAAAGACTTTCCGGAGCCCCGTACGTATGACGTCGTCGTTGTCGGCTACTCAAACATTCAGCATTGGGAGAAGCAACTCACTGGGCATAACTCATATGTCTTTGACGAAAGCCATTACGCCAAGACACCAACTGCCCAACGAACCAAGTCGGCTATCAAGATGGCAAAGAGCGCACCGAAACACGGCATTGTGTTGTGCCTTACTGGAACACCCGTAACCAATAGACCAGCCGAATATGCCAGCCAACTAGACATTATTGGGAAACTGAAAGAGTTTGGTGGCTTGTGGGGGTTCTACCGAAGGTACTGTAACGCCTTCCAAGATAGGTTCGGTCAATGGAACATCAGTGGTCACTCACACTTAGACGAACTCAACGACAGACTTCGTGGTACTTGCTACATACGCCGTACCAAGTCGCAGGTGTTATCTGAACTGCCACCCGTAGTTCACAGTCCAGTTCTTATTGAGGGCACTGAGTCGGGGCTCAAAGAGTATGCGAAGGCAGAGCGAGACATCATCAAGTACATCACCGATAGAGCGAGAGAAATCGCACTGGAACTCGGAGAAAGCCCGTACTCGGCTGCCGTTGTGGCACGAATAAAAGCAGAAAGCAATGAACACCTAGTCAAGTTGTCGGTTCTCAGACGGCTCGCAGCGAAGGCAAAGATGCCCGTAGTTGAGGAGTGGGTAAAGGAGCGCATAGCAGACGGAAAGAAAGTTGTTGTCGCAGCGCACCACCGAGACATTGTTGATGAACTTGCTAAAAAGTTCGGAAACTTGCGTATTCAGGGAGATATGAAAGTCACCGACATTGAGGAACAGAAGCACAAGTTTCAGACGCTGCCCGTAGAGGAAGCGCCAGTAATCGTTCTGTCCATTCAGGCAGCCAAGACAGGGCACACACTCACGGCAGCCCAAGACATTGTGTTTGTGGAGTTACCGTGGACGCCAGCCGACCTTGACCAAACCTACTCACGGCTTCACCGTATTGGACAGAAGGGAAGCGTGACGGCGACCTACTTGCTTACCGAAGGAACTATTGACGAGGAAATCTACTCACTCATTGAGAAGAAGCGTGGTGTAGTGAACGCAGCAGTTGAGGGTGGAGAGTTCGCAGGTTCGTCAGCGTCACAGTTGGTGATGAAGTTCTTGGACAGGCACTAGCCGGGGCTCCAAACCAGGGCAAGAAAAAAGCGACCCGTGTGGGTCGCCCTTTCCTTGTCGCCCTTTCGGGCTTGCGCTCAGCCAGCGAGCGTTGAGACGAGCCTCAGGATGCTCTGGAGAGAGGCGACCGTCTCCTTGAGTTGGTCGTTCTCCTTGTGGAGTTCCTTGATGTAGTCAGACCAGATGGTCGCTTCGTTTGGCGACAACCCGACAGCCTGACCCTCGACGAGGTTGATGGTGGACATGACCTTGCTCCTTCCGTAGTAGGTACTAAACACTGTACAAAGAGGCAATGTCAGAAACCAAGAGCCCCGGCGCGCTCCTTAGTTTCTGATGTGGCGTGTGATTACGCTTATTGCTAAGCATACGCACGAACGAAGGGGGGTGAAGAAAATGGAACAGTGGCAGGAAGAGGGCTTTTCTTCGGAAGAAGAGTTCCACGAGTTTCAGCGAAGCATGGCTGAGCAGGAAGAGCGAGCAGAGTTCATCATGAGCTTTGTCGCTGGTGGTGGCTTGTCAAGCGAGGCGAACATCGCTTGGGCAAACCACACCCTTTGGCGCGGGGAGTAACCTACGCGGCGCGGGGGCAAGGGCTGGCAACCCTTGTCTCTTGCTTGCGTGTGTGCCGGGGCTGTCAGGCTTTCGGTTCGGGCTTTACGCCCATAATCTCATCAGCAATGAGTTTGGAATACTTTTTGCGCAAACGCCATATTTTTTGGTTGAGTTCAGCCATAGCGTCTGTCTCACGGGCTTTGCGAATAGCGTCTCTGTCGTAAACGCCAAACTTTTTGAACAATATGTCGTCAATGTCGTTGTTCTCAATGATGATGTCGGTAATCCAGCCCGACTGCTTGTCTATGCTCATTAGAAGTTCACACATACCTTCGTAGCCAAACTCTGAGAAGATACGGTTCACGACTAGCGAGCAGAAGTGAGACCGGTACATAATCTCGGCGTCTGCGCTCTTGTTCATAAACTCACTCAGCCAAACAGCGAGTTCCTCACGAGTTGGTTCAGCGTCAAACGGGTTGTCGTCAGGCTCAAACTCATGTTCATTGTCCATTGACACCAGCCTTCACAGTGCGGGGCTTACTGTTCAATGGTATCTCTACTGGCCGTCAAGCCAGTGACAGAATAACTTGCTGTGCGAGTACCTTCTTATTTGTAACCCACGAGTTGTTGTTCATTGACGCCAATGCTCTTTCGTCAGGCTTTGCGTCTCGGTAGTGGTCGAGATACTCAACGATTGCGTTGTAAGCACTCCACCCGTTGTACCCATAGCCTGCGCCGTTCTTATCATTTCCGTAGATGCCACGAACGAGTGCGACTACTCCGTCACGGTTCTTTCTCTGTCTATCCGTGTCGGTTGGCTTTGTTGGGAATACGCCGTCAAGTATCTTTGTGAGTTGCTGACTTTTATCAGGAACGCTAATCGTGAGAAGTTTCTCGGCTGTTTCTTTGAACGACTTAGCCCATTCCGTTGAGATTTCTAGTACTTTTTGCGCTTCCTCAATGGCGTGGTCTGCGTTACGAGTGTGACGAGCCGTGAATACCCGTGGCGCACTGCTCATTCCTGCGATTACCGTGTTCTTACATACGGCACGAATAGAAGTATTTGCGAACGTAATCGGCGTCTTTCCGTCGTGTCCATTGCGAACGAGTAGATAACGCTCAATCTTGTCGTTGATACCCGTAGGGTCTATGACGAGTTGCCCCAAGTCAAGTGACGAGAAGAACTCACGCCCACCGTCTAGCACGCCACAGGTGTCTACTACTGCGTCTCCCTTGCTAGCCCCGACGATTGCGAGCGCATAGTCAAGACATTCACGGTTCTGCTGTACGACATAGCGTGTACCGACCGTGGCTAATCCGTCAAACGAGCCGTCGGGGTTCACTCTGACCGTTGCCCGACTGTCCTCAATGACGACTGCTGTGCCGTCAGCATTTCTAATGAGATTTCCGTCTGCGTCTACGACTGCGACCTTCGTGGTTACCACGTCATAGTCAGCCTGCGCTGCCTGAAGCATTGCCTCTGCTGTCTGTAGTCCCTTCATTGCCACGCCAAGCCTGTGCCACGGGATTTCCCTGTCGGCGTACGCCATCTTCGCTACACCCTTAGCGTCTATTTCCAACCCGTGTGCCATTTCGTGTGCTTCTCCGTATGTCTTAGTTAGATTTATCTGAAACATACCACACACCCTGTGTACTACAGGGTAAGCCGGGGCTCGAGAGCTCCGAAACGCAGGGGGTGCGTCTCGGGCTGACGATTACTCTTCGTCTTCGTCTTCGTCGTCGCAAGAGCCGAACAACTCTTGCCAACACTTCGGGTGCGTGCCCGAGATGATTTGCTCTCGGTCTTCTGCCGACAGGAACGGGAACGCGTCTTGTGCGTACTGTCCTGCGCTGTACGCCTCAATACCTCGCAAGCCTTCCTCGGCTGGCATAGTGAGCGTGCCTTCTTCGCCACAGTGGCAGCACCTCTTGGTGCTGACGGTGATGGTTTCGGTGGTGGTGGTCATTGGTTTCTCCCTTCACTAGACAGACTACCCGTAGGCAATATCAGAAACTAATCCGACTACTCCCCGACCTCAATGCGCTGGGTCGGGTGAATAAGCGTGCCGTACTTCTTCACATAGTCGTAGTCGGCTTGCGACAGGTTGCCACGACAATACTGGCGAACTATGCCACTAATCGTGTCGCCTTCCTGAACGATATGCGTTGCCTTCTCGCAGGTGTACGGTTCGGTAATCGCCTTCCATACCGACCACACTGCCACGACAGCCAACACTGCCACTGCTACTGCTACTGCCTTGTCCTTCATTGTTCTCATTGGTTTCTCCCTTCATCATCAAAGGTAGGGAATACTGAAACACAAGTCAAGCATTTGCGAGCCTTATTCCATAAGGGTTTGCGCTACTTGCCTGAACGATACGCCCCAACTCCGATAGTCACGGCGATAGCGAGCGACATAATGAGCGCAATGAGAATATTCACCTACTGATGATAAGTGTTAGCCGGGGCTCACGACGAAACAACGGCAGACGCTGGAAGGGGGTGCGTCTGCCGTTGTAGATTTCGTGTGTTCGTTACGCCGTAGCGAGCGTGTCGAGCAGGTCACTCCAAGCCTGAAACACTTGTTCTGCTTGCGCTTCGTCACGACACGGAATGGTGAAGATGTGGCTGTCCGAACTGTCGCCAGTCGGTGACGAGCACCATACCTCTACCAAGTTTCCACACTTCACGATTGAGCGTGGCAGTCCTTTGACTATGGTCTTCATTGTCCCCTCCTTTCACTACGAATACTAACGACACGCCATATCAGAAACTAAGTACCCGTAGCACTACCCGTAGGCACTTGCGAGCCTTCTCTATTTGTGTGCTGAACTCTCTACACGGTGAAGTGGACGTGTGTACCGGGGCTTCGAGCTGGCTTGGTCACAAGTCTCTTACGAGATAAGCGAGTGCGACGAGCATCACGCCGAGAATGACGAGTTCGTTCACTTCTTGACGGTTGGCTTCTTGACGGTTGGCTTCTTGACCACTGGCTTCTTGGGTGTCGGCTTCTTGGTGACGGTGCGCTTCGTGGTGACGACTGGCTTCGTTGCTACTGCGATAGTTGGTGCTGACGACACAGACACTCCTGCGCTTTCCACTGCTGGCACTGTCGTAGTCGTAGTCGTGGTCGGTGTTGGTGCTGGCTCACTCACGACTGGCTCACTCACTGGTGCTGGCTCATCTGCTGGTGCGCTCTCGCTCACTGGTGCTGGTGCTTCGGTTGTAGTCGTAGTCGGTGCTTCGGTCGTGGTGGTAGGTAGCACTCCGTCTATCGTTCCGTCACACGAGATAGCACAGTCGCCGTTCGTCACTACTGGGTTGTCGCTTGCGTCAATGAGTGCGTACACGGCACTGCGAACGAGCGAGATATCTACTCCCTCACGCCACAGGGCGAGCGTAAAGTTCGGTCGGAAACCGTTGCCACCTGAACCGTGTCCAATGCCAATGCCGACATACTCACACACTCCAAACCAGTCGTGTGCTTGCGCTATCGCTATGCCGAGCGAACGGTGTCCACCACTGGCGTACTCCACCAGTCGCTCAAAGGCTGGCGTACCTACTTCGGTATCAACAATGGTGACGAGTGTCGGTGTCTCCGACGACGGTGCGAGCGTCGGTGTCTCACACTCAGACGCTTGCGCTTCACCAACGGTGACGAGCGACAGTGCGACTACGACTGCGAGCGTGGTGCGTATCAACTTCATTGGGTGTATCTCCTTAGTAGTAGGGCTACCCGTAGGCTACCCGTGGCACTTGCGACTTCCTCGCCTAGTCGGCGACTATCCACTCTCCTGCGTTGGCGTGCTGAACGTGCGCCCCTGCGACTGGCACAAAGTTGCCGAGTTCGTCACGCTCATACTGACCAAACAGTTCAGTGCCTCGCCAAGCGTGGTCGCAACACGGCTTGTCGTGTGTGAGTGTCGGGTGCTGTCCCTTGCCGAGACTGTCGGCGAGACGGGGAAACATTGCGAGAAACTTCACCACACAGTCGTGGCATAGTCTCCACTCATCATCACGGGTCGTGTCGTCACTGAAACCGTTGTAGTAGCCAAGTGAGGCGACTGCGACAGACCAACCTGCTTCTAGTTGGTTGAGGCGTGCGTCTACTTCCTCGCTCACTCCACAAGCGTCACACTCAATGAGGTGCGTGTCGTTCACTTCGTTCTCCTCTCTGCGACAGTGGCGAAACCATCTGCGAGCGTGCGACGTATCTCTCTCACGCTGACTGCGTGTGCCTTCCTCATCACGACATAGTCACGACCTGCGTCAGTGGTGACGGGCGTGTCTGCTTCACGGTCGAGCAAGTGTGCGAGCCAGTCAAGCGTCATCACGAATGCGACTACCTCACCTGACGACAAGTGCGAGCCTCGGCTCATCACCTTCCTGCTCAGTCGGGTCAGTCGCTCTGTCTCCTCGGGTGTCTGCGCTTCGTCAATGACGAGTTGGTACAGCGTGCCTAGTCGGGTCACGGCTTCGTGTTCGGCGTGGTCAAGTACGGCGTAGGTGACTGTCTCCATACCTGCCACGCTAGTCACACGCCATATCAGAAACCAACCGTTCTCAGGGGGGTGGGGTGGTCACACTTCGGGTCGGGTCGTGCGTCAATGGGGTACGGTCGGGGTGGGTTGGTCACTCACCTCGGTCGGGTGTGGTCACTACCTCACTCCCTGTCTTGGTCGGTCAGGGGGTGGGGTGGGTCGCTCTCATTACCCGTGGGCTACCCGTAGCACCTGCGAGCCTCTCTCACTGCGAGCCTTGCCCCTCGCTTCGCTTCACCTGTCGTGACCTTCCACGTTTCGTGCGCCCCTGGGTGGTGGGGATACTTGCCTCGCCCCTGCCCTGCGACTACGGTGGTCGGTATGACCAAACACGCTGATAGCACCACACTCACTGGACTGACCGTTGTCGTTGCGCCCTCGCACGACAGACACGGTGGTCGTGTGGGTGTAGTCATTGCCTCGCCCCTGCCTGAGTATGCGACAGTTCAGTTCGCTGACGGTGGCGACACTGCGACGCTTCACACCAAACTGCTAGCGACGACTTCACGCTGACGCTTCACGCTTCACACTTGCGAGTGTGACGAGCTGACGAGTGACTGCGATACTTCACTAGCGAGTTCGTGGCGACTGCGCTGACGACACACACACTCACGAGTGACGACACGCTGACGAGTTCGTGACGATGACGAGTGACGACACACGGTGCGAGCGTGCGACGAGTGACGACACACGACACGCTGACGACACACGAGTACCGAGTTGGGTACACACACGACACTTCACTGGTGACGAGTACCGAGTTAGGTACACCCCCACAGGGGTCGGCGGGGCTCTTTGGGGCACCGGTGCCGGCTGGTGGGCGTACGTGCGCCAAATTTTTATGACGCATAGTTTTTATTTAGATTTATCTAAACCGACTCTTTGAGACTCGTTGTTGACGGCGTTGGTATTCTTCGGGGTCCTCGATTACGGTGACGAGCTCTGGCACTCGGCTGTAGTTTCCGGTTACATCTAAGTGTGCGATGCAGGTCTCAAGTTCTCGTCGTATGTCGCAGTCGGTGTGATAATCAGCGATTTCGATATGTATACGATTCAAATCGATAGTGAGCATCGGTGAGGAGTTGTCGTATTCGTAGTGTGTTTTGAGTTTTTCGCTCATCTCGTCCCAGCCGTCTGGAGCAAGCAACCTTCTGACCGGCCGATTGGTGTCTATTGCTACATATCCGTATGGATGCTCGAGTATGTCACTTACAGTCTTTGCGCTTTCTCGAAGTTTCTGCGCCCCAAAGCCGGAGTTTTCAAGTATTGACAGCAACCGAGCTAGGAATGTCCCCATATAGGTGAATTGGCGATGATGTGCTGATTTGCCAGTGTGTATGTATACGGGCAAGATGAAGCCTTCTTTTATCCAGTTGTCAATGGTCTTGTATGGCTTGTCGATGTAGTACGACAGCTCCTGGAGTGACAGCGGTTCTTTCATCTCTGTCTTTTTCACAAGGCCGATAGTTGCTTCTGTCATATAGAGCGTCATAGGGATAAATATTACATGCGTGGAAGCACAGGATAAATTTATCTAAAAGGCGGCCGTTTTTCTTTCCGATAGTTCTAGGCCCTACAAAATATAGAGATGTGTGCGTGTGCTGGATAAATTTATCTAAAGAGCCTCTAAAAATAAAAAAAAATCGCGAAATGGCTCTAGCCTCGTTATTTTGGAGTTACCCGCGTTTCGTTTAAATTTATCTAAACGTCTTTATTTCGATGCCTATTGAGAATCTGAGCGTTGCCGTTTTCTCGAAGCATGTCTTCATAGTCTGCTTTACGTTTTTGTCCTAGACGCCTGAGGCACATCTCTCCATCTGCCGTAATACGGAAGCGAGTTACTTCTCCGTCTTTGTGCTTGGCGAGGTATCCGCATTTGGAAAGTCGCTCGAAGTTGCGAGATATGTCCTTTATGAACGACTCTCTGTTGAGCTGAAAGTTCCTGTAGTCATCTGCTGTAATCCAGCCTCTTTTGGTCTTGGCGTAACAGAGCACTACGTAGGAGCGACTCGTGTATTTGATTTGGGGTGTGAATTTGCCGTTCATATACATGTGCCTGTGATTATTGCGGGAGACATCTGTTTTCGCAACCTGCAATAGATGTTGGAATGTCACACTGGTGCGCCCTCTGGGGCTCGAACCCAGGACCAACGGATTAAAAGTCCGGTGCTCTACCGACTGAGCTAAAGGCGCGAAATCTACAACCTAATGACTATGTCCATAGTCGTCCATAGAAGTCTTGAGGCGCTCACGCACCTTGTCGTATAGTCCGTCTTGGACATCCTCGTAAACAGCATCTGCATATTCAACATGGCCCAGGTCTATTGCAAGCATCCTGGCGGTTTGCTCCCAGTCCAGAGCTTTTTTAGCCAAATAGTCGATACAGAAATCAGCCTCGTCAAGGTCTTGCTTTAGCTTCTTTATTTTTGCTTTCTTACTCACTGAGTTCCTCCCCCCAATGGTTTTGGCACAATGTCTTTCTCCAGCCTGTTTTCGTCTTCACAGCCGAACCTGGTTGTCCGCAAATTTCGCAAGTCTCCAATGACTTTCTTTCATACTCATCAACAATTGCTTGCATGATGTTTTTGTCTCGGTGATTGGAATGGAAATAGTACCGAAGGCCGCCAAACTTCTCTTTTATCTGAAGGATGTCGTATTCCTTGTCAATTGCGTAAAGCCGCTCATGACATTCGGTGATAAGGGGCAACCAGCCCTTGCCGCACTCGGTTGGAAGTTTCTTATTTGCCATATTTGTCCTTAATGTTAGTGGGCCCGGTGGGGATTGAACCCACGACCAAGGGATTATGAGTCCCCTGCTCTGACCACTGAGCTACAGGCCCTTGTTGCGAGTCTTATCTTTTTCTAGTTTTTTGGCATCTGGATGTTCCGACCCTTGATGTATCCCGCAAAAAGGAGTCAGCGACATTGCCCCTGACCTACATTGACTTCCGCTTTTAGTTTTTGCCTGACAACGAAAAAACCTATCCATGCCTTCGACGATACCTGCGTTCCATTTCATATGCAAGGATGCGCTCCTTCTTTTCATGTTCTTTTTGCGCCCTACGCTCACTCTTTGTTTTTGCAGTCATTTCTGCACTTGGAAACCAACCGCGTTCTTTGCTATGGAGCACATAACCCTGATGGTCCTCGCAAAACTCTCCGTTATGTCCTTGTTCTGTCGATACCCTATTTCCACAAGTTCGTTTGTTATTTTTCCTACTTATAGAATAATAAGTACAAATTGGACGAGTATCTGGCTTTTTGGATACATAGGAAACTACCGAGCCACCATAAGACGCACCAGGCTTTGCTCTGTTTACCTTGTCCCAGTTCATTTTTGTCATATCAATACTCTTTCAAATCTCTCTTTGTAGTGAGTGTGGTGATGAAGTCCTGGGTGTGTGCCCCTATCGATTGCACAGTCCCAGAATTCCGATGAAGAAAAACCCTCGTGACACGGCCCCTTTGGCTGGACATGGCCGCCGTCAATAAACCCTTCTACCCCAGACTCAGCAAGAATGCTGTTGACTCTATCGCTCCATGAAAAATAACTAAATCTTGAGCCGATAGCGCGGGCAAAATTCGACATTCTAATTATGGCTTTGAATGATTCGCTTATTGCCATCTCAACTGGGATGCTTACTCTTTTTCCGTTATGTGTTTTAAGGAAAAACGGTTCTACTTTTGGTGAGTTCATTGAAATAAAAGAATCGACGTCGGAGCTCCATGCGTATGTCCACCAAGGGCTCCCATTCACATCAAATGCCGCATGGATTCTGTCGATATTTGGAATTAAGAAAAGAATATGTTTTGGATGAGAAAAATCATTCATAACAGCCATCGCCACGTCGACTATTTGTGGAACCGAGCCACCAGGTATCGAGATGTTATTAAATGCCCCAATCTTTTCTCCAAGCAAATACGGCCATGTCATCTCAACGGGTAGGCCAATTCCATATGTCACAGAACAGCCAAGAACGACAGTATCTGGATTAGAAAACTCCGCCCCACGGAAACCGTGAGAATTAAGCGAGTATTCAACCTGCGGGTGTTTATCGTGCCAATCGGTGCTTCTGAAGTTCTTGAACAGCGGCGGAGAGAATGAATCCAGCGCTCTTGATGCAAGCTCTTTGTAGGGAATGGTTCTTCTTGTTCTCATTGTGGGCGCTGAGGGTCTCGAACCCCCGACCTACTCGGTGTAAACGAGTTGCTCTACCGCTGAGCTAAGCGCCCGATGCTTACGGTCTATCGTCTAGGACACCTTTGCCCACACAGGTCCAGCAGGTTGTGCTAACAATTGATTCACCCATGACAGAA